CTTTCCAATATTCTAGTCTTAAATCCTAAAGAACGCACTATTTCTTCAATGCTCTTGCCATTTGATGCTAACGTCCTGTTTTGGGCATCGTGTGGCAACCACAATGTATCTATCATGTAGCCAAAGGTCTGCAACTTAGCCATGATCGCTGAAATCGTTTCTTGGCTTGTCTCATGGTATCTGATTAGCCTTGTTTCCATGCCTATGAACTGGACAAACCAAATAGCAGTTGCATCTGACCAACCAAGGTCAAAGACTGCATGAACTGGCTTTACAGGGTCATAGTTAACCTTGGCAATCCTGCCTTGCAACTCAGCCATCTGCAGCTCTTTGGCAAAGATAGCACCATCTACAGTCTGCCTACAAACACCTTCCCAGACTGTTGCATAAGCCTCTGGGTCACGAGCTTTGAGGGCATCTTTCTCTAACCTTAACGTTTCAGGAAACCAAGGATTGTCTGACCAGTTAATCTTAACGACTTGAGCATCACTTGGGCTATGGATGATGAAACGTTGGTAAGTATTGTCAGATTCCAGCTCTGGGTTAAAACTTACCCAAATCTCTGATTGTTCTTTCCTGACCGTAGGAATCAATACATCCCATGACCTAGCAGACACGCTTTGGCCTTCCTCAACCCAACAAATGTCCACACCCTCATAAGACTTGACGTTAGCTACGTTGTTCTTTAGGCCAACAAAGTTAAATTCTGAACCATTTTTGCCCCTGATTGTTCTGTCAGTAATCTCATAGAACTCAGTTAGCTCCATAGACGCAATCTGGTCACTCAGGAGCTTGTGAACTGAATCTTTAATTGAAGTTTGGAATTCACGAGCACAAAGAATGCGTAAAGGCTTAATTGCACCTTGAATCAACAAGGCTCTTGCAATCCCCCAAGACTTTGCACCCCCTCGACCACCCCACAAGACTTTATACCTTGATGGCTTAAACAGGCATTCTAGCTTCTCAGGAAACTCTACCTTGTTAATGGCTTCTTGCAAATTCACAGTTGGTGCTCCCATAAAGCAGGGTTGGACAGGACAACACTTCTATGAAACCCATCCAAGGGGCTAATCCTTTTCACCAACTTCGTTAGGCTTGACAAACGTCACCTGAATACTTGGGATGAGTGGTGTTCCACCCTCTCCTGTTAACTCTACCTTGCTATTGTCCCTGTACTTCTTGGGAAACCTTGCTGCCATGCTTCTTGACCAAATACTAGCATTCAGCTTTGCTCCATCCTTGTGCTCAAGCATATACAACTGGCCTTGTTCTTCCCACCAATTCTGTTCAGCTATCTTAGCATCCTCCATGGCTTGCAAAAAGTCAGGATAAGCATCCTTCCATACATAAATTGTTCTAATTGAAACACCTAATTTAGAACTAATTTGCTCAATACTTTTGCCCAATGCGCCCAATTCCCTGACTTGATCGCAATATGCAGGGTCATAGAGAGTTGGTCTACCAAAGGGCTTTAAAGTTTCAGTCATTGTGGTGTTTCTGATTGTTCAGTTACTGCTGGCTTTGGTGCTTGGGCTTGTGCTTGGGCTACCATTTTGTTAAGTAGTTCTGTTAAGTCTCTAATCTTGTGCTCTAAAGACTGAATAACCAAATTAACTTCTTGTGTTGAGTGGCTAAAGTTAAACATTTACTTTCCTTTTTTCATTGGTTTAGGTTTCTTTGCAGCTTCACGCTTTTCTAAGTACGCAATCGCAACAGCTTGCTTGACAGGCTTACCTGCTGCAACTTCTGTTTTAATGTTCTTTTTAAATGCTTCAGGTTTAGTTGATTTAATAAGTGGCATGATTAACAGTTCCAGTTTTTGAGTGATGCTTTAGCCCTTTCTGCAGGGCCTTTAGCGTTTTTGACAACCCCTTCCATTCGGGCACAGAAACTTGCCTTCCTACCCTCATCCTTCTTAGTCTTTGGGTTAGGAGCTGGTGTTTTTAAGTGGCTACCATTCTTTGCATTGTATTCAGCACGACCCTTTGCAGTCATTCCTGCACCCTTTTCTGTAGGGTTGTAAGTCTTGCCCTTACCAGTTGTCTTGTGTTCTATGGGTTTATCGTGCTTTTTCATTTTTTGGCGGTCTTAGCTGATTGTTTGAATGCTTCTGCAGTTGGAGCACCCTTTGAGCCTACCTTACGCATCTTTTCTACAGGCTTTCCCTCTGCCTTTTCCTTTTTGATGCGTTCTTGCTTGGCATGAATATTTGCGTAAAGTCCAGCTTTCATTCTATTTCCTCCACAAAACAAACGTCTTGCCATGACATAACCAATAATCTTTGGTCATTGTCCTTGAATTCTTGGTATTTTAAATACTCGTCTTTGTAGTCTTTGGCTAATGTCCCAAAGTAAACCTTGTCACCAATATTAAGGCCTTCTTCTTTGGCCTCATCACCTACTGCAACAATGTATCCACAAGTGTCTACTTCTGCAGTTTGAATGTATAACGTGCTTTGAAATCTTGATTCAGGTCTGACAAATATCTTGTCTCTTAATGGTTTCATTTCTTTGGCCTCCCTCTGCGTTTTGGGGGGTCTTCAAGAACTGGTAATTCTAAGAGCTGCCTTTCCATGTGCGAAAAAACACCTGACTCATCAGAATCAGGTAAAGGCTTGGCAACTGCTTTCTCTGCAAATTCTCCACACAGCTCATTCTCATGCCTCATTTGGTAAACAGGATACCTCCTGCAAACTCCCAAATCCTTGCCATGAAAATGTCTGCATGACTTACAATCATTTCCAGCCATTAAAGTACCCTTTGACTTTCTTGGTTAGAAGCCCATCTAGGTATGCTCACTTAGATGGGTTTCGCTTTACATACCATCTTGGTCGTGGTCGTAACGCTTGTGCTCGTAAACAACGTGCTCTCTTGAACCTGTGTTCATTTCTCCCAAACGTCCATCGTGATGGCCCATGTGACCAGCGTCACGCTCGCCAATACCATCAGCCTTACCCATGCCAACACCACCCATGATGGGTCTTTTTCTTTCACCAGATGTGTCTGAAGACAAAGCACCCTTTGGCACTCTCTCACCAGTTGCACCTGTTTTAAATACTTCTTTGTCTTCCATAGGAACGCTTACCTTCTTCATGCCTGTGCGATCAGAAGATGTAACTCCCTTTGGCTCTTTCTCCATTTTTGGATAACCCATGATAAATCCTTTGTTTCTTTGCAAAAAACACTACTTTTTGTAGCCATTCCACTATATCACAATTTAAGTTTGTCAACTACTTTTTTAAGCAGCCCTCATCACATACTGAGGCTTACCAGCTTTGCCTTCCCTTTTTTCGTCAGTTGTATAGATTAACTTTTTACGCTTTAAGGCAGCATAACGAGCTGTAACTGACCCATAAGGCAAATTATGGAGTTGGGCAAGCACTTGGTCTGATATACATCCCTCTGGATGGCTTCTAATGACCTCATAAACGATTCTTTCAAGGGTTTGGGTATCTACCTTCTCTGCTGCCTCTTTTGACGTTTCTGGAGCTTCTTTTCTAGCCAAAAACTTTGGCAAAGTTCCAAACTCAGGTAAGTTCATTGCTTTAAATAAATCCATGTTGCACCTCAAAAGGGAATGTCTTCGTCTGTTAAGCTAAGTCTTGGCTCTTGCCTTAAATTTGGCCTAGCCTGATATTGGGGTTTAGGTGCGAAATCTTCTTTGGCTTCAAAAACAGATGCCCAACCATTCCAACCGCCTTCAATTACTGGGAAACATTCAATATTTATTGATTCACCTTTGTCTGTTTGCACCAATGTGCCAATTTTCATCCAGTAATTTTTTGTTTCACCATTTTTGTCAACATAGGTACGCATTTTTACTTTGATATCTTTTTTCATTTTAAATTCCTTAATGTGATTACTTTTTGATTAACTTCTTCTAAAAACTCTGTGATTTCTAGTTCCAACATCTTGACGTACTGGGCCTCAAACTCAATACGCTTAACAAATAACTGCAAGTTTTCAGGCATTCTTGGGTCAAAACTCACAAAATCACACCATTTGCGACCAGTACAAGCCATTTGCCATTGCATTTGGGGCAAGTATTTAGCTGGTACTTTTTGGCTTACCAATGTGTCAATGTGTGTTGATGAATTAGGACACTTAATTTCTACCAAGCCATCTTCACCTACAAATCCATCAGGACTAGCACCACTCATGTCAATCGTTGGATGGTCAATGAAACCAACTTCCTTAACAAATGTGCTCATTTTCAGCTCATAAGCGTTTCTAGCGTTTGGCTCTTGGTCTGTACCCCATTGCATAGCAGGGCTTGAAAAAGCCTCTCCTACGCTGTTTGTGAGCCTTTCTAGAACCAATTGGGTTGCATAGTTCTCTCTACTAGCACTTGGGCCTGATTTAGTTTTGGCTATGACATCAGCAACTCGACTAGCAGTTACCTTACCAAGACGCTGCAAATGCCATGCTTCTGTGCGTTGCTCAATCATTGAACACTCTCCATTTCTTCGTAAAGTTCTAGCTCAGACATGATTAAACGCATAAGGTCAAATCTATCAAGTTCCATGTGTTCAGCAACACCAACTGTGGTTTCTATTAAGGCTTCCAAAGTTGTCCACATTTCTTGGCCTAGAAACAATCCCATAATTTCATCATGGAGCTGCTCTTTTGTTTTGTCTTTAATTTTCTTCATTTTCTTCCTCTCTGCATAATTCACATTCAGGATGTTCTGGGTCACGACAATTTGGGTATCTGCTTAACACTTGCGTATAACGCTTGTAAGACAGCTCCTCCATGTACTCAAAATAATATTCTTCTTTTAAGTCAGTCATTCGTAGGCCTTTTTAAGTTCGTCCTTAACTGCTACAACCTTGGCTTCCCAGTCTTTCTCATGGAAACAGGCAGCATGGGCTATCTTGTAACTCGCAACCAAGGCTTCTTTGGTTTCAGTAGCTCTCATTTTTTCAATCAAATGGTCAATTTGCTTGGGGTCTACCTGTGACTTAAAAGGCTTTGGGGCACTTGCTTTATTGCCATCATCGTCTTCTGGAGCTTGACCAGTCGCTGCCATCAAAGAAGCCCGGCGAATGTAAGTCAAACATGACATAAAGCCCTGAGGATCGTGCTTGTTAGCTGGAAAAAACAAACGTCCGCAATTCATTTGTTCACCTGATTCATGCGTAAACACAGTCTCAATTACGATTCCTTCATTGTGTTCGTAAGTGTGTTGACTAAGAAATATGCCGTTATCGTTTAAAGCGTCTATAACTGCTTCAACGCAACTGGCTAGGTCAACGTACTTAGACTTGAAATGAGGGTTTAAAGACTGCTTTAATGCAGGGCCAAAGGCCTTTTGTGCTTTAACCAATGCTGATGCTATTTCTTTCATGCTAATTCCCTTCTTAATTCTTTAATTTCTTTTTCTAAAAATTCCATTTCGTCATGCAAGTATTCAATGTCAATGCAAAGTGATGCTACCTGTGCTTTGTAATACCCAACTTGAAAGTTAAGTTCATCAGCAATTCTGTACTTTTCCAATGCGTCATTACATGATTTCTGTATGTGTTCAAATCTAGTCATCATGGCCTCCAAAAGAAAAGGTCAAACATTACAACCAAAGCAGCTAAAGCGTAAACAACTGTTAACACCCTTTCTGAACGAGTTAACCTTGGTTTTTCAATGGAACATCCATATTCCATAGTGTGTGGAAAGGCTTCGTTAATTGTTCTGTGGAATTTCATGGCTTTAAATCTCCTGTTACTGTTAAAGCTAAGTTAATTAAATATGTTGGGTGTGGAATGCCAACCTTAACTTGGTCAAGAATAAGGTTGGCTTGTTGTTTTGTCATTTGGTTGTGAACATAATAAAAGGTCTGTTTACCCTTAGTAATTCACGAGCAAAATCTAATGCTTGTTGAACAGTTGCAAACTCATAATGTTGCAATGTGTCTTGTGTATCTATGATGTATTGTTTTTTCATTTAACAGTCCTTTAAAAAATATCCGCTTGCTTTATGCTTCGGCATGACTGAATGTTAACCTAGTTTAACTGTCTATGTTTAGGTAGTTTCCCTAGTGTTGTATTTAGTTAACTTAACTGTTGTAATTTTGTATTGTTTGTATAATGTTAAGCATGATTACCAAAAAAGAAGCTATACAGTTTGCAGGATCAGTTACAGAACTAGCCAAGATATTGGGTATTTCTAAAGCTGCTATTTCTCAATGGGGTGAAATTCCACCACAAGCAAGAATATGGCAAATGCAATCTTTACATCCTGAATGGTTTCTTTTTAGATAATCTGTGTATAATTGTTTTATCTAGAGTGGCATCTAGGTGAATGAAGTTGTTGTAGAACCCCATAG